GAGCAACGTGGTTGCCCCTGTGAAGCGGAACCCGTCTTCTAAAAAAATTACGTTAACAGCTACTCAAGTTAGTATGGCTAAGCGATTGGGTGTACCTCTCGAAGAGTATGCAAAACAAGTAGCACAACTTAATAGATAAAAGGAGACGAAGATGGCACAAGCTAATAAAAACCGCACTAGTAGGGAACTAGAAGCACGTAACAAAACACAAAGAGCGAAAAACTGGGTACCTCCACAACAGTTACCTGACCCAAACCCTGAAGACGGATTTAGGTTCCGTTGGATAAGGACTTCTTTATTGGGACAGAGAGATGACAGAAATGCATCTATTAAACTGCGTGAAGGATGGATACCTGTCAAAGCGGAAGATCATCCAGAAATTGTTACCCAGTATGGATTTACTGGTAATAAAGATGGAAACATCGAATCTGGCGGATTGATGCTTTGTAAAATACCAACTGAAACTGCTGAGAGTAGAAATGAGTATTATGCTAATCAAAACAAACAGCAAATGCAGGCGGTAGACAATAATTTCTTGCGAGAAAACAATCCTCGTATGCCGCTCTTTAGTGACAAACGTTCGACTGTTTCTCGTGGTAACGGTTAAATTTTGATTTTAGGAGTTTATTATGGCTTATCCAACTGTTGACGCTCCATACGGTTTAGTCCCAATTAATTTAATTGGTGGCCAACCATATGCTGGCTCTACAAGGCAGATGAAGATTGCTTCTAACTATGGCACTGCTATTTTTAACGGTGATGTCGTCAAGCGTGCAGCTGACGGTACTATCCAAAAAGAAACAGGTACAGCCACAGTTACTGCCACAGGTGTAATTGGTGTTTTTGTAGGTTGCTCTTACACAGACCCAAATACAAACCAAAAAGTATTTAAACAATACTACCCAGCTAGTACAGTCGCTTCTGACATTATGGCTTATGTGGTCGATGACCCAGATGCTTTATTTAAAGTTGCTGTTGTATCTTCTGGTACAACTATTGCAGGCACTGCTTACGGTTCAATCGGAAGTAATGCAGCACTAGTACAAAACGCAGGTGACACACAGAATGGTAACTCTAAAGTTGCTATTGGCAGTGTTGCTACTACACTATCATTACCATTAAGGATTGTTGACGTAGTCCATGAGACTGAAGACGCATCTGGTAATTACCCCGAAGTAATCGTTAAGTGGAATGTACCTCATGAGGACAGTAATGTCGCTACAGGTGGTCACGCTTATATGGTTGCTACAGGCTTATAATAAGGAGTATAAATAATGGCTATATCACGTGCACAATTATTAAAGGAACTCCTACCAGGTTTGAATGCCTTATTTGGTTTGGAGTATCAAAAATATGGTGAAGAGCATAAAGAAATCTTTGACCAAGAGTCTTCAGAAAGAAGTTTCGAGGAAGAAGTAAAGCTCTCAGGTTTTAGCGCTGCCCCAGTTAAAGACGAAGGTGCCGCAATATCTTATGACAATGCTCAAGAAGCATGGTCTGCTAGATACAACCATGAGACAATTGCTCTTGGATTTTCAATTACAGAAGAAGCTATGGAAGACAATCTGTATGACAGCTTATCAAGCAGATATACTAAAGCTCTTGCTAGAGCAATGGCGTATACAAAGCAAGTTAAAGCTGCTGCAGTTCTTAACAATGGCTTCAATAGTAGCTACGCTGGTGGTGATGGCGTTGAGTTATTCTCTACAGCTCACCCACTTGTTTCTGGTGGTACAAACTCAAACGAGCCTTCAACTAACGTTGACTTGAATGAGACTTCACTAGAAGCTGCTATCATTCAGATTGCTGGATGGACAGATGAGAGAGGTTTATTAATCGCATCTAGACCACTTAAGATGGTTGTTCCACCTGCTCTACAGTTTGTTGCTACAAGACTCTTAGAGACTGAGCTTAGAACTGCTACAGCAGATAACGACATCAACGCTGTTAGATCAATGGGCGCTATTCCTCAAGGCTACACTGTGAATCACTTCTTAACAGATACTGATGCATGGTTCTTGAAGACTGATGTTCCTAACGGTATGAAGCATTTTGTTAGAACTCCAATGCAAACAAGCATGGACGGAGACTTCGACACAGGTAATGCTAGATACAAAGCTCGTGAAAGATACAGCTTCGGCTGGTCTGACCCATTAGGTATGTGGGGTTCACAAGGAGCATAACTGTAACTGGGGGTCTTGATTGACCCCCCTCTTTTTTGGAGTTTATTATGTGGAATACACCAGAATATACTGAAATGAGATTTGGTTTCGAAGTTACAATGTACATTGCTAACAAGTAAATCTTATCATTATACAAAAAACCCCAGTTTTCTGGGGTTTTTTTTTGGAGAAAACAAATGTTAATTCATATTTTAGGTTCTGCAGCTGGTGGGGGATTCCCCCAATGGAACTGCAATTGTAATAATTGTAGCGAGGTTAGAAAAAATAATCCTAATTTTAAAGCTCGTACTCAATCTTCAATAGCTGTATCTAGTGATGGAGTTGAATGGGTTTTATTTAATGCTTCTCCAGATATACTCACTCAAATTCAACAATTCAAATCCATACAACCTGCCAGGTACCTTAGAGATACTGGAATTAATTCGATTATTTTGATGGATGCACAAATTGATCACACTACTGGATTATTCATGCTTCGTGAAAATAACAAACCTCTAAATATTCATTGCACAAAAATGGTTTATGATGACCTAACTACTGGTAATCCAATTTTCAAAATTCTCAAACATTATAGTGATGTCAACTGGAATGAAATTGATGTTAGCTCTGAAAACAAAGCTTTTACAATACTTAATGAAAATATACTTTTCACACCAATTCCATTAAAAAGTAAAGCTCCACCCTACTCCCCACATAGAAATGACCCTCATGTAGGTGATAATATTGGTATGTTAATAACAGATAATTCAACAAAAAAATCTGTTTTTTATGCTCCTGGATTAGGAGATATTGATGAGGGTGTAATTGAGGTTATGAAACAAGCAAACTGTTTATTAGTGGATGGTACCTGTTGGACAAATGAGGAAATGATTACTCAAAAATTAGGCACTAAAAAGGCTCTTGAAATGGGGCATTTGCCTCAAACTGGGGACTCAGGAATGATAAAAATTTTAGAAACTATGCCTGATCAGACTAGAAAAATTTTAATCCACATTAATAATTCTAACCCCATACTTGATGACTCATCTGAAGAAAGAAAAAAACTTACAGATAATAATATTGAGGTCGCATTCGATGGAATGCAAATTACAATTTAATTATGAAAATACTAAAACCATATTCAAAGTCTAAGTTTGAAAGCCTTTTAAGGGGTAAAGAAGTAAATTATCATATTCATCATCCCTTCCATATAGCCATGAATTCTGG